TGATACTCTGCTGATAGACCGTGTAGCTGTGTACCAGCTACAGCCTGCTACTGTAACCCGTTACAGTAGCTCCCGCACTAGGGAGTTAGTGAGCCCACAGGTCCGGAGCCTGGTGCAGGCTACCAGTACTGATGTAGTGGAGGGCCTCGGCGATGGTACCTATAGCGTCAAGCTACCTACCGCTACGGGGGTGCAACCTGGTATGCTGCTAGTGGTTACCATGTGTACCAGGGAGCCTAGCCTAGTGGGTATGGAGCTGATGGTTGATAGCATCAGCGAAGATGGATTGAGCATCATCCGTAAATGTATAGCTCATAGCTATACGACAGTAGATCATCAGGGAGTGTGACATCATGGACATGGGAGAGCTCGCTGGGAAGTTCGCTAAAGCCGCTGGACGTGTGGATGCTAAGTCTGCTCAGCAAGTGGCTAGGTTTGCACAGGTGGGTGTGGGGTACGTCAAGCGTGCTATCCAGGACTTCCACGCTGTAGACACCGGAACCATGCTCAACTCCACCACGGCGGAGAAGGTAGGTGAGGCCACCTACTTGATAGGCCCTACCGTGAGGTACGCCCCTTTTATCGCTCTGGGGACTAGCCGCATGGCTGCTAGGCCATTCCATACTAAGGCTGCTGAGCAGCTCCGGTCCCGCATTGGGGACCTGGACATGAGCGCTACCACGCTAGGGCTAGACTGATGATTGAAGATGTAGTGCACCATGTGCAAGAGCTAGGAGCCCCCGTATGCAGGGGCTACCCACACACGGGGGTACGGCCCCCTTACATCGTGGTGAGACCACTCAGCAGCACCACGGAGGCCCAAAGCCTGGAGGGCACCATGGTGTGGTCAGGCGAGTATGCTGTGTACTGTGTGGCAGATACCGTGTGGGGCTCTGCCAATCTGGCCATGGATGTTAAGAAGCTCCTGGACGGAGTGTACATTGATGGTACCACCCTTACCGCTAGCATGAGCTATACAGGTAGCCCTGTACAGGGGCTGTATGAGTCCTTAGTAACGATCCAAAAGATGGAGGTATAACACACTATGACTGTAACATATAAGGTCGTACGGCATAAGCAGGTCGGCAATCACTATGTGGTCCGAGCTGAGAATGTAGATCCAACCACAGAGGAGGTCATCCGGGAGCTCTCTCCCACGGAGAATCCCCTCAACTACCCAGATAAGCCTGTAGATAACCGACCAGCCCAGAGTGTGGTCAGCCCTCCCTCTGGTGACTCTAATTTCAAGAAGGAGGAGAAGTAATAATGCCTGTCACTCAATGGGACCCGGCGACCATTGTAAGCCGTGGCAACATCAATGTGTACATCGTCCCTACCATCGCAGATATCACTGCGCCTAAGCTCACGGAGTTGGATGCTTCTAAGGCAATCGGTTGCTCTGTGACCAACTTCAACGCTACTAGCTCTGTAGACAGTGAGAAGGTGGACTGGATCTGCCGTACTGAATCTGAAGAGCTCGCAAGTACGACCACACACTCCATCGACGATCTGACCATTAAAGTCACTGGTCAACAGGATGATGACTTGATCACCGCCATGAAGATTGGTGATGTGATTTACATCGTCCGTCGGGATGGTGTAGCGAGCAGTGCTGCTCTGGCTGTAGGTCAGGTAGTGTGGGTGTGGAAAGCCGTGGTGACCTCTGTAGATCCTACCGAGGCTACAAACGCCTTTGTGGGTGTTACAGCGCATGTAAACGTACGTGCACGTACTAAGACTCCGGTGAAGGTGGTGGCGTGATGTCTAACACGGTTAATTCCTTGGACGAGCTCATCGCCTTGATTGATGAGCAGCAAGCTGAGCGTCTGATTCTGGAGCTAGATATCACTCGGTACAGTGCTGAGTACGCTAAGGCTCTCAAGCGATTGACTGAGGCTGAGGCTATGCAAGGACGTCAGCTCGCCTTGGATAATGCCTTCATCTCCTCCAAGAGTGAGGACATTGATTACCTCCGGGATCAGGTGGAAAAGCTACGACCACAGAGTGTGAAGACGGTCTATGTGGCCTTCAAGCGGTTGAGTGCTCGGGAGCGGTCTGCTCTGGACAAGCGTATCAATGAGAAGAAGCTCACTGCTCTCCAGCAATATGAGCATGCTCTCCCCAAGATGTTCCTGGGGATTTATAGCACCCCAGAGGCTGATGATGATCACCTCATCTCTGATGACTATAAGCTGATCAGCAGCACGTCTGACAAGACCTTACTCACTGGTCGGTATACGTCTACTGTGCCTACGGAGGTGTTCCAATGGCAGGATGGTGCTAGTGGTGTCCGCATCCCCCCGGAAGCATCGGTCCAAGACTTGCCCTAGTCTTGGACTATGCTGACAAGCGGGGCGTAGCTCCCAGCTGTATAGAGCAAGAGATTGACCCCCTACAGATGGACCTACTGCTGTGGTGGCGCCACATACAGGGGGTGAAGTGTCCGGGGTGTGGTCGTCCTCTATCTCAGCACCTGCACAGTGACCTCCTCAATCGGGAGGAAACTTACGAGGATTACACAGCATACAGCTATGAGTGCCCCTCCCAGGTGGCACTGCGTGTGAGCCAGAGGGCATGGAGGGATGCTAATAAGTCACAGATAGATGCATATAATAAGGGTGAGGGTCCTGATCCTCATCAGGGAGTGTTCTGGATGTCCAGAGGACCAGGGGAGCCCCCTCCACCTGGTGTAGAGTGATATAGAGAGTGAAAGATGTCTAATGACGTAAGGATCCGCCTGAGCCTGGATGGCGTAGGCGGTGTGGTACAGGGGCTAGGTAGCGTAGCTAGCGCTGCTACCAGCGCTAGCGGACAGCTCACCGCCATGGCCACACAGGGCCTAGCCACAGCAGCTAGGGGCTTGCAAACCTTTACGTCTGAGGCATCCCATGCAGTAGGTCTGCTGACTACTAGTGTGGTCAGCAACTACGCACAGTATGAGCAGAACATCGGTGGCATTGAGACGATGTTTGGCTCCTCTGCTGATAAGATGAAGGCCTTCGCGGCTGATGCTTATAAGACCGCTGGACTCAGTGCTAATGAGTATATGTCCCAGGTGACGTCCTTCTCTGCAGCTCTACTCCAAGGTCTGGGTGGTGATACCGATAAAGCGGCTGATCTGGCCAATGTCGCCATGGTGGACATGTCTGACAACGCTGCGAAGTTCGGCACCAACATTGGAGACATTCAACACGCCTACCAGGGGTTTGCTAAGCAAAACTACACCATGCTGGATAACCTAAAGCTTGGCTACGGTGGCACTCAAGCAGAGATGGCTCGGCTCATTAACGATTCGGGCGTTCTTGGTGATACTATGACTGTCACTGCTGAGAATGTGAATCAGGTATCGTTTGATAAGATTATTGAGGCTATCCACACTGTGCAGGATAGGATGGGCATCGCCGGTACCACAGCTAAGGAGGCTAGTGAGACGATCTCTGGCTCCATTGACTCCCTTAAGGCATCATGGGCGAACTTCCTGGTAGGCCTCGGTAGGGATGATGCTGACATTGCTGCTCTACTAGGCCAAACTCTGGATTCACTGGAGACGGTGATCCAGAACATTACTCCGGTGATTCAGCATATCGGCGAGAATATGAAGACTTTGGGTCCTCTGATCAGTGAGATGATCAGTGAGGTAGTAGGCCTCTTAGTAGAGGCCATACCTGTACTATTAGAAGCTGGTATCAATATGATTGCTGGTCTAGTACAGGGGCTCACGGAGAGTGCTCCGCAGATTGGTCAGGTGATTGGAGACTTGATTCCTGCCATGGTGGAGCTAATTGCTATGGCGATCCCCTCCCTAGTGGAGGCTGGTGCTACCATCATATTGAATATTGCCCAAGGCGTGCTAGACCATAGCGACCAGATATTTTCGGCTATCTCTACAGCTATCATCCAACTAATCCAGATTGCAGGGGAGTTCCTCCCTCAATTCCTGGAGATGGGTGCTCAGCTCATCGTAGAGCTAGCCGAAGGCCTCAGCCAGGATGGTGGCAGGACTGTAGATGCTATCGTTACCACAGTGCAAAAGCTAGGTGAAGCTATCACACAGAACCTCCCCATCATCCTACAAGCCGCTGGAGAGATTATTCAGGCGTTACTGGATGGCATTATCCAGGTATTGCCATCCATGATCCCTGTGGCTGTAGACATCCTACTTAATCTGGCGCAATTCATCGTGGACAATCTGCCTCCGATTCTAGATGCAGGCATTCAGGTGATCGTGATGTTGATGAATGGCATCACACAAATGATCCCTGAGCTCATTCCTATGATCATTGACCTGGTAGAGAAGCTCATCTGGGCGATCATTGATAATCTCCCTGCATTCATTGAGGCTGGTATCAAGATGATCATGGCTCTAGGCGAGGGCATTATCGATAATATCCCCCGCTTGCTGGAGGCTATCCCACCTATGATCAATGCTCTGATTGATGTGATAACGGAATATGGTCCGGAGCTAGCATCCGTCGGTCTTAAGCTGCTGATTGCTCTGCTAGACAATGCCCCACAGATTCTAGACGCCTTGATTGATGGCATCGGTAATATCCTTAGCCATACCCTAGATGCTATGCAGGACAGCTCTGGCGAGTTCGCGGAGATGGGTGGGGAGCTCCTCAAGGGCTTGGTGGAGGGCTTCCTCAAGCTAGGGAGTTATGCTATCCGTAAGATTCAGGAATTCCTGGGTGACCTGGTAGACGGTGCCATGGAGTACTTAGGAATTCACTCCCCGTCACGGGTATTCCGGGACCGCATTGGTGAGCCAATTGTGCAGGGCATCGCTGTAGGGATTGAACGTGCCGAGGGCGAGGCACAAGCAGCCATGCAGCACGTTAATACAGGCCTGGTACGCACAGCAGAATCTGGACGCACCGAGCTCACCCGGGTAGCACGTAGTACCACTACCGACCTGCAAGACATCTGGGACGAGCTAGATGCAGCCTACCACGGAGGCGATTGGGGCTATGGGACCATCGCCAAGTATGTAGGCGATGATGCTGCTAGGTGGGTCACAAATGTGGCTGGAGGTCTAGGCCAACAGATCAGCAGCACACAATCATTCTTTGCTGAGTGGGCTAAGAATCTGCAAGAGGATGCCAAGCAGGTGCCCCGCACAGTAGCACACAGTGTGGTCTCCACGACAGATCAAGCAGTCAAGACCACACGTAAAGAGTCTGACCGCTTGGTAGATAGCATCAACGTTATGTGGCAGGAGGTCCGTGCTGCATGGGACGGGGATGACTTCGGCATGGCTGAGACTCAGCGATTCTTTGGCGAACGCGGAGGCACCTGGTTGCTAGATGTAACCAGCACTATGGGTGAGCATTACCGTGCTGCTACGTCCCAGTTGAATGATTGGACGCAATCCCTCCAGCGCACGTACGACCGCGTAGCAGCAGATGGCCAAGCAATGCTGAGCCGTGTGGTCGGGCATGTGAGTGGATTCCAAGCTCGCATGGAGCAGGCCGGATTGCAGCTATGGAATTCCTTAGCTAATAAGGTAGAGCAAGCTAAGAGCTACATCACTGAGCGTGTAACTGTCATCACTGATGCTATCCAGGAGAAAGTTCATGCATACATAGACCCCATTGCTGCTGAGGGTGAACGTCTGCTACAGTCTATCACCAGGGAAGCCCAGACTGCTGAGGCTGACGTCCGCAGGGACGTAGGTAATCTGCTCCAAGGCATCATCCAGACTGTGGATGATGCTACAGGAGGTATGGCTACCAGTGGCATCAATCTGGTAGAGGGTATGTGGCGGGGTGTGGAGTCACAATCAGGCTGGTTCCAGGATCAGATGCGTAACTGGGCAGACGATATTGTCCGCAATACTCAACGTGAGCTGGGGATTTATTCGCCGTCCAGGGTATTCAGGGATGAGGTAGGTAAGCACATCCCCTCTGGCATTGCGGAGGGCGTGCAGGCTGCTACCCCCACAGCCCTGCTGAGCATCCAGCATCTTAGCGACCGCATGGTGGCCACAGGTATGCAGCATACCCTACAGGTAGCCATGCCACAACCACACCCAGTGTGGGTGCAGCCACAGCCTACACCTGTGTATACCAGCACGCCTGTGGCTCCGGTGCAGGCTAGCACTAGCCATGCTACGCATAGTACCAGCTACAACGCCCCACTGGTACACGTAGAGCACATGGAGGTGCGTAATGACCAAGACATCCGGGACCTAAGCAAGCAGCTCAAGCAAGACATTGACCGTGAACGCCGAGCACGAGGGGAGATTGACTAATGGGATTCTACCTAGGGGCAATGAATACCGATACCTATCAGTCACCACATGGGACTTTATACGCTGCTTTAGACACCATGCCTGCTGTAGACGTAGATATCCGCACGGATGCCCTCCGGGATGTAGGCTCTCTGTACCGTAATATGCGTGTGCGTCCCAAGAGCTGGAAATTCCAGCTGACTGCTACCGCATATAGTGCAGAGGGCCTAGTAGCCCTAATCCAAGACGTCAGTGATAAGCTTAATCCCTACCTATCGGAGGGATTGCAGGCATTCCATATGTCCCACATGGAGGACCGCTGGAAGTACGAGGGCATCCTCAACGCTCCGCTGGAGTGGACGCGGGATAAGGTCTTGTGGACCGGTAGGCAAGGCTTGCATGTGGCTACTGCTAGTGCCACCATACTCACACCCATACCCTACGCCACCATGCGGGAGGTAGATACATCCACCCAGGCAGGAGCGCCTATTCAATTCACCCGGAAGTGGGGCAATCTGCCTACATATCCTAGGGTGAGCGTCCATGCGGAATTCGGTGCACAGACCACATACTCTCTGGCTGGATGCACCATTCAGGGTCCTATGACTAAGGATGATGAGATGATCTGGGATTTTGATAACATGGACTTCTTCATCATCCGTAACGGAGCTAGAATTGCTAATGTGGCACATAGGTTCACTGAGTTCAACCGACCCAGTGTGGTCGTAGGCAAGTCCATCAGCTGGACACCTACTCTCCGCGGTCCTGGGACCATAGGGACCACACGAGTTCTAATCTATTCACGGAGGTATTAACCATGGCCACTGTACCTACATATACTATGGAGCCTATCTTTATCAAGAATGATATTGGAGGGGTATTCCTGCTAGATAGTCTACGCAAATGCGTTACATATGACTCTACCTCTGGAGAGTCCACCTTGGACTTCACCTTGCCAAGTGACGATAGCCACATGTCTGCTATCACTCCTGAGGCTCAGGTCCGATTTAAGGGTAAGGAATACCGCATCCGAGGGATCACCCATTCCAAAGACTACATTACTGGATATACTAAGACGGACGTCTACTGTGAGCGCCTCCGGTACAACCTGAATTATGCTGGTCAGGTAGAACAGCATGAATTCTCTGGCGCTGACATCATAGAGACGTCTGCTCTGGTCCTAGGCAACAGTGGCTGGTCCATAGGCAGGTATGACACTCAAGACGTCCTCAACTGGACTATGGAGAAGGGTACCGTGCTTGGGTCTATTCATAAGATCGCCAAGATGTATAGTATGAGTGTGGTCTTCCATGATGAGTCCAAGACCATAGACATGGTGGCTAATCCTGGCAGACAGCGAGGCACATTCTTCACCTACTACCAGGGGATTGCTAGCGCTACCAGACGCTTAGACTCCTCTAGCCTAGTGACGCGCATCTATGGTCAAAATGCCGAGGGAGCTACATTCGCTGACATTAATGGAGGTAAGCCCTATGTGGAGGACTTCACCTACACTCGGGAAGTCCGTGAGGCCACCTACGACTTCCAAGGAGCGACGAGTCCTCAGGCGATGTTGAACTATTGTCAATCTTATATCAAGAGGAGGTCTCGTCCTCGGTTCAGCTATGAATACACCCTCAGGGATCTAGAATCCCGCACAGAGGAATTGCAACGATTCGAGATCTTTGATGAGGTCTTTATCCTGGATGAGGACTTTGGTAGCTCAGTCAAGGCTCGGGTAGAAGGCCTACAGATCGATTGGCTAGATCTGGGAGAGAGTAAGATCACCCTGGACTCTAAACTAGCCTCCTTGTCGGGTGGAGGTGACAACGAGCCTGGAGGCATAAATGCAAGTCCAATATCCGTCTATAAGGATGGCAAGACTAATCCTGCTCAGATAGCAGCACGCCCCCAACCACCTACCAGGGTACGTGTAGCCTCTAGCGGTTATTGGTATGGGGACCAAGCATGGTCCAGCATCCGTGTGACATGGGATCCAGTAGAGCGTGACGTCAATAACGCTCCGGTGAAGATTGCTTACTACCTGGTAGAGACCAGTGGTGGTAAACTAGCAGCTAGCAACACCTCCGCTACGGAGGTAGAGATAGACGGCATCCGTATCAGGACTACCGTGAATGTACGGGTCCGTGCGATAGCAGAGAGCGGATGGGAATCTGGCTGGAGCCTGGGTGTAGCTGTGGCCACTAGCGCTCCGACCACACTACTAGACCCCCCCACGGCTCCATCCCTCTCTAGCAGGGAGGGTATGGTAGTTGTAGCTTGGGATGGCAAGCTCCGGTCCCAGGATGGAGGTTTAGCCCCTGCTCCACTGCACCTAAAGCACGTAGTTGTGGAGGAGTGGGTCACCGACCACTGGGAGGCCCGGGGAGCTCTGAGCGCTAGTGGAGAGCTGGTCATCCCCAGGAATGACGCTGTGGGTAAGGACTTAGAATACCGATTCATCTCTGTAGATACCAGTGGACAGGTGGGGGGCACCAGTGCTAAGACCACAGTACGTGTGGTCAATGCCACTCAATCTAGCATCAACCAGGCCATGACTGATGCTAAGAATGCTCTAGCAGAAGCCAAGGGTGCTAAGACCACAGCAGATGGGAAGAGCCGCATCTACGTACAGACCAGCCGACCACAAAGTGACGCTAAAGCGGGCGATCTATGGTATAAGCTGGATGCTAGCGGTAACATCACAGAGGTACTAGTAGCCGCTCAGCAGGGGACGGAAGTGGTATGGAATCGCCGCAATATAGTGGCTAGTAGTGTGCTGGTACCCGGGAGTGTAGGCTCCACCACCATACAAGACGGCGCTGTGACCTCCACCAAGATCGTAGCAGACAGTGCCCTGGTCTCCAAGCTGATGACTCCGGAGCTGATGGCTGGTCGCATTCAATCCTCCTACCTGAATGCTAATGCCATTGATGGTAAGACTATCACAGGAGCTACCGTGCAATCCTCTGCTAGTGGCAGACGTACCGTACTCAATTCCCAAGGAATAGAGGTATTCAATGCTCAGGGACAGCCCCAGGTGAGGTTGGGTTTTAACTATGCTACCGGTCTGGCGATTGCTGATCCGAAGACCGGTAGCATGATTGAAGCTAGCGGGATGATCTTTGGTGCGAACTCCATCGCCCGGATAGACTCCTCCCGTAACACATGGCTAGGCATGGCACCTACCGGTAATCAATCCCAGCCATGGCGTAGGGTAGGGCAGTATGGTAGTGCGCTACAATCCCCTACCAAGCGGGCGAATGTAGTATGCTATTGTGGTGTGGCTACTAGGGCAAACTCCTTGGAGACGAATTCTATGCAAGTGGTGCTGAATGTGCACAGCAAGACTATGCCTAGCAGCCCTACTGATGGGCTGCTGTATGCAGGGCGTAATGCCGAGAACTGGGAAGACGTACTATTCCGCAATAGTGAGTTCTTCATACTCAACGAGTATGTGTCCTGGTCTGGCACAACGGCATATCCTGTGATTTGGTTCTACAATAAGAATACTCCAGCATCCCACAAAGAGATATACGTATGGTCTAATGATTGTTTGGTGATCCCAGCATGATTGACATCAGTGTAGACCTGACTAATGAGATGATGTGGTCCATGCTCACCACAGGAGATTGCGAGTATCTAGACCCCATCTATAACTCATATCAGCAGTGGTATGGAGCCGACTATCCCAACATCAAGCAGTATAGTGGTACTGTAGTCGCTGGAGGCTTCGAGCCGGAGCCGGGTCATCGTACGCGGCTCCCTCTCACAGAGGTGATGCAAGAATCTGGCGAGCCTCCATATAATAAGGAGGTGACATGTGGTATCACCATCAAGAGTGAATATGCTCCCAGAGTGGGTAACACACAGGTGGTGCTGCAAAACAGCCGTAAGATCCCCAAGAGGCAATCCCTCACGTGGAAGTCCCGGGGTAATAACATATACACGACCACATGCACTCTCCCCATACCAGATGAGCGGAACCTGGCGTGGTCGCTGCTACTACCAGCGGGACTCCCCAGTAATACTGTGATTGTCAACGTCTCCGCATTCGTGCGGAATAAATCCTTGGTCCAGGAGACTCTGAAGGTTCGTCATCCTGAGCTAGGTAAGTTGGTAGACGTGACCACAAAGCTCATGGGAAGCACCTCTGCCAGACCACTAATAGTGACCTCACTGTATGGAGAACAAGAATTACGCCGGGATCTAAATCTAATCCGTGCTCAGTGGGACCTAAGCAGCCTAGTAGGTGCCCCTACCAGGCCAGGGAAGTTGCTAGTGCTGTGGCCTCTGCCAGTAGTATCGGTAGATCCTATAGCTACAGGCGAGTATCCTGCGGAAACCGTCCGAGCCTCCTACAGGTGGAATACCTCCCGACCGGTGAATATTTTCTACTGTAGTTCTCCAGATCAACGAGGCAATCCAATATCTAATCTGGCTCTAGCATCTAACTATATGTTCCCTCCAGCAATCATCACGGTGCCTGATGGGGAATCGTCTGCTATGTTAGAGCTGATATTCAGTGCGAACGGCGCTCAGGACTACGAGGTTGGCTACCGGGTGCCTGCTGCTACATTTATACCGTGCTAGCTAGCCAAGGTTGCGCCACCACACAGCAGTGTGGTATAATACCTATTACCCTACAGAAAGGACAGGCAATGGATCAATTCCAATGCACGGTAGATTGCTACACTACCGCAGACAGTGGTCCACGGGACCCTTATCAATGTCAATTCGGTGTATTTCACACCACCGAGAATGGTGATTCCGTCCGCGCTCTAGACATTGCTATGTGGCAACAAAATCCAGCTAACGGGTCTAGCTACAATGTACTAGTAGGCACTGATGGTACTACAGTACGGTCTAATGACGATGATTACATCCCTTGGTCAGCAGGCTATACAGGCAATATGCGGGGCATTCACCTGTCGGCTATTGGACGGGCTGCTCGCACCAGGGAGGATTGGCTCGCTCATCCTGCACAGATTGAAGCAATGGCTCAGTGGACTGCACATCTGCATACTCAATATGAATTCCCTCTGGTGTGGTTGAGTGCTGCTGACCTGCGAGCAGGTAAGGAAGGCTTCACTGGACATGCCCAGATCTCAGCAGCATGGCATGAGGTAGACCACACAGATCCCGGCGCGGGATTCCCCCACGATGTGGTGCTCAGTCGTGCTCAACAAATTGTCAATGATCCCGACTCTTCCTTAGGAGAAGAACCTATGTCTAACGACGCAATCCTTGCTAAGCTCAATGAAATTCAGACCACACAGCGAGAGATCCTCCGTCAGCTGGGTCAACCAGGTGGTTGGCCACAGGGAGGCCGTCGTACGTTGTATGATCTGACCTCTGCCATTGCAGAGAAGCAGTCCATCCCCCACACCTACGATACCCTCGCTAACGATACTCAAAAGAAGGAGTGATACTACCTACATGGCCCCATACCCGGAGCTAATACAAGCTCTATCCCCGATACTAGTGGCGATCGTCGCTGCATACAGCAGTGTGGTCGTAGCTAGGATCGGTCGGATTCAAAAGGAAATCTCCACCGAATCCAGTACCAAGAATCTAGGCGAATCTGTAGACCAGATCAGGGGACAGGTCAATCAAATAACGCATGACCACCCTGACGTGCTCAGTGCTCTAGACCACATAGAATCCGAGCTCCAGCTGATCAGTAAACGTCTGGACAGCATAGAGCTCCATAACCGAAAGGACGTCTAACCTCATGGAACCGGTGACTGCTATTGCTACCGTACCAGCGGTACTAGCGCTAGTAACCCTAGCTAAAGACCTAGGTATGCCCTCCCGCCTAGCACCTGTGCTAGCCCTGGTGCTAGGTGTGGTACTAACCCTGCTACACACCCTTGGCCTGGGAGAGGGCATCACCACACACAATGTGTATGGGCTGATCACCAGTGGTATGATCCTGGGCCTGAGTGCATCTGGCTTGTATGATGGCTCTAAGCTCATCAGCAAGGACGCGCAAGCTTAGTACAACCACACCTATCCACCCCTAATTACTGTCCCTCCAACCAGAAGATCGCAACCCCTTCAGGCTCACGGTGGTATGGGCTTGCTCGGATTCTTCATCATAGGAGGGGCAGATTTTCATATCGTCATCCAGATAGAAGGTGCCGGATCCTGTCTTGCTCTGCACATCCATACGTAGGGTTGGTCGGTCCTTAGTAGGAGACTGAAGACTGATGATGAAGTCGCACCAAGCATGGAGGGCTGTGGACCCAAGGATGCGGTCTTGCATAGATTCTATCTTCCCCGTCACACTCTTACGTGTGTGGTGTACAAAGATAATAGCGCATTTGGTCTCTGTGGCTACCTCCTTCACGTCGCTGAGCACACTATACATATCGGTAGAGTTATTTACGTCAGCACCACCAATGGCCATGCTGAGTGTGTCAATGATGGCGAGCTTAAGGCGATTCTCCTGGATGATCTTTCGAAGTCGGGTCTTATCCAGCTGGACAGACAAATTCATAGGGCTAAAACTGATCTTGAGCTTAGTCTTCTTAGGGGGATGCCATACCAGGTCCGGAGTGATATAGCCCCTCCAATTATAACACTGGCGATGATCATCCTTGCTGAGCATATGGTCTAGCCGTGACATGAGCAAGGGCTTACCATCCTCCAGAGCAAATAAGCCTACGGGGAGTGACCTAGGGATTTCAATACCGAGGGCATTGGTCCTAGTGCTTATCCCCAGAGCTAGCTCCAGGGAGAGCCTAGTCTTGCCCACTTTTGGTGGAGCTACTAGCATGCCACAGCCACCCTCCGGTATCAGCCCTGGGACCACCCACCGCATAGGCGTCTGAGATATTTCCCCCATCTGGTCCCAATCTAGCACCTCGCTATTGATAGCACGTACCACATCTGGAGGGAAGCGGATATCCCTCCATGACATCTCTGGAGGGTATGCCATGCCGTACCTCGCAGGCCAACCGTCCTCGGTATAGCTAAAGGCTGCTTTATTAGCCACCCTTCTAGGCTCACGGGAGCTTCCCGGACCAGAGGGGGGCTGTGCAGCTGTAGCAGGTGTGGTCTGCCTTCCGCTGGACCGGTAAGCTTTAGCTACATCATCACGAAGCCGATCTGGAGATTCCCGCCATTTATTCCATTTGCATGAATTCAATAGCTTAAATGCTAGCTCTTGCTCTACACCGAGCTCCGCAAATGAGCGTGCGAGCTTCCATAAGATCTTACTACGGTCACCAGTAGGATTATTCCTCCCCATGACCATAGACATATCCCGGGAAAGCCCAAGATAATTAGAAATCCTTGCAATCAAGCTACCACTTGAGACGGGCTTTCCATGGGAGACTAGAATCTTCCCGCGGAAAGCCTTCTTCTTATGGTGAATGCTCCCTGGTATGCGTAGTAATTGCCCTACATCTACCCCAGACCGGTCAGCACCAATCGCATGAGCTAGGACCCCCATTAATCGATCCCGGTGAAATTCCCCGCTAGAGATTTGATCTTTCAGCAGCCAGATAGCTTGCTTATGCCCTGGAGACGTCTCCCATACATAGGAGGGCTTTAGCTGCATGAGCAGGTCATCATTGAAATTATCATCACAATCGACCCAGACCACACGCTGAGGACCAAATCCATGCCTACGGCGTGTAGGCTCCGTAGCTACAGCGGGAGTCCAATACCAGTCATCACTACCAGTGATTTTAGGAGTGAAGCTGACCACACGGTGGTGGCCACCATCAATGAATTTCTCCGTAGGCCTCCCAACGTGGTGGATGTGCGGAGTCCATACATACCCGGTCACTCCTGAGTGACGCCATACTCGCTTCATGATGGCTTGATACTGTTTATCCACTGGACTACCTCCTGCGCAGATGGGTCGCAGGATATAAATGTCATAGCTCCTGCTTGGTCAAATTGGTCCAGCACATAACGTTGTGCTGCACTAGGCTGTGCATATGGGTCCCTCTTAGCCTCTATAGCGAAGAACTGTCCATATGCACAGCCTAAAATGTCGGGAGTACCTCGCAGCTGCATGGCACTCCCATGGGTGCGGAGGGCAAACACTCCTGGGATGCTATTGAGTGTGGTCAGCATCTTGCGGACGATGTCTGCTTCCTTCATTATGATTAATAGCTATTTAGCAGCTTTACGGGGCGATCGCTTAATAGTCCGGCGCTTAGCAGGGGCTTTGGTTGCGCGTCGGGGAGCAGGCTCCGAATCTTCATCCTCTCCTTCATCAGCGAAATCGTCATCTTCGTCATCAAAATCATTGCCCTCAACATCGCCATCATTACCGGATGTGGCGGGTTCATCGTCCTCAGGGAATTTGTCATCGAGATCAGGCTCTTCGTCATCAAAATCATCAGAGTCATCATAGTCCTCCTCGTCATATTCGTCATCTTCGTATTCGTCTTCATATTCGTCTGACTCAGACTCATCATAGCTGCTAGGGTCTTCAGATGAAGAGCCAGAATCCTCTCCAGAGTTAGGTCCCTGAGTAGGATCTTCCATCTCAGCGGTGAATTCCGCACTATATACCCCAGTGAGGGTTGACCGCTCGACCCCATTATAAAGGTCATCCTCCACCTCTGCAGAGATCACAGCCCCCACAATAGCCTCCGGATCCAACTTGATAGCACGCTGTGGGACCTTTTGACCAGCTGCTACCAGAATGTCCCGAAGCTTCCAGAGCTGATTAGGCTGGAGCTTGCAGTAGAAGGGGAGCAGACGAGTCCGGAATTGCTGACTAGTCGGCTGAAGGCCATAGACAATCATCGGAGTGCCGTCCTTAGCTTCAGTCTGCTGAACAGATGCGATGCGCATCCGGTAGAGACCAATGGGCATCTTGCGAGTATTCCATGAGGAGCGTTCCTCAGTCTTAGAGAAGTCAATAGTGATCTTTTTAGCCATGATGGCTTCCTTTCTTAGGATTTGGTCCAGCCGAGCAGAGAATCCAGACGCTCTACGCTGGGATTGGGCAAGAAGGGCGGACGCCCCTTATATTCGGCAGATCGTGCTCCTGCGACCACACCAGGTGTGGGTGTGAGCCAGAGCCGCCGACGGTATTTGCCATTGACATTGGCGATATACAGACGACCAATGCAATCGGACATCGTAATCAAGGATCGTGCAGCCCCTTGAGGCAGATCAAGAGTAACAGACGCAATCACCTCCTCATCATCATCTTCACTGACCCAGTCTTCAGTAGGAGCCACCAACTTCTCCTGGCAGAGGATGACGACCTTACGGCCTTCTCCCTTCAATCCTCGGATCAGAGTCGCCAGAGCTTGGTTAGCAGCCCCCCACATGCTGAGGGTAGGGGTTTTACCTCCGCTCATAGCATGGAGCATATGCTCATGCAGGGCAGTAGCTGTGTCTACGACCACATGTGTGTGACTCTTGAGGAATGCTGGGCTAAGCACCTCACGATTCAGATTGGACACGCTTACGTCATTTATTACGGTGAATCCTGAAGTGTCAGTGCCAATAAGGCCATCGTCCGCATTGATGATAGCCGTCTTCCCTCGGGGAGCTCCCTTCAGGGAGAATGTGGTCTTGCCTACCTTAGGCTTACCATAGATAGTGTAGATCATTGATTAGTCTCATCCTTTCTTTGGTTAGGGTAGTAGTCTAGGGGATCATGTGTGGTCGTGTACCGGGTTTGCTGCTCTAGGGTGCTAGATCCGTGGATCAGGTCTGCCACAGTCAAGTCCTTGAACCTGCACATATACCCGCTACATTGTGCCAGATTGCGCTCCACACGGTCAGGATCATCCCAGTGGTAATTGAGCATACGCTTAGTAGATGTGAAGAATGACTTGAGCTGACGTGTAGCCTGCTCCTTAGTAAAGCACATATAGTCACGACGGAATAGGTCGGTATAAGTGCGATTCTGTAGTTCCTCCAGAAAGTCCACCACATACTGACGCTCCGTAGGGTCTGTGATGCTAAGCATATCCTCCCCCTGGATTACGGAGAGCATGTTATTGTCCAATAACCACTTACGGAATACCGGGTAGGTGGTACCGACGGGCTTCAGAGTCCGAGAGAGCCGACCGGTCTTTGTCAGCGTAGGCGTACGGATGGCTCCAGTCTTGCAGTAGTCATAGATGAATCCCTTGGGCTGAGGAATGCCTAGTGCCAGATACTCCGGAGCACGTCTGCATGCCCATAGGTAGCTATAGTTCTGGAAGGATAGCTCTCGGTATCGCCACTCGGGGAGCTGAGCATGGGTTTTGTGGTCCAGGAGCCAAATGTCACCTACAGAATCACGGACTACTAGGTCAATCCGTCCTCGGTAGAGGGCTTTGCCCTGGAACATGGGGCGTTCTACAGTGATTTCTGCCACGATGGGCTCCAGGTCGTCATTCTGGTACACATACTCATAGCTGAGCATGATGTTTTCACACTCAGTAGCTAGGTCCAGGGCTTCCTCGTCAAAGGATTCTGCTCGGAGCTGCTCGGTGAGCTCGGAGTGCTTGACGCGCCAATCATTACCGTTAGCCTGCTCCTCTAGCAGGGCATGTACCCATGTACCACGTGTGAGTGGCTTGCTGGTGATTCTTGGACGCAGACCTAGCACCGTGCTGTAGTACACCTCCCTAGGGCAACCCACAAAGCTGCTGACCATACTCTGGGTGACCACTGGAGTGCCTTGTGGTGTGGTGGGCCACCAACCACACACACCACCACGCTTAGTAGGTGGCAAGGGAGGCACCTCCCCAGTAGCGGGAGATCGTGACGTCCGCTTTGAGCTGGAACTTCGTTTCACAAATATCATCTGCCTTTTCCATAGTAGACTTGACAATTTGGGCTACCTTCCGTGCGTGCTTACGTGGAGCGGTGAGGCATACGCTGTCGTGCACGGTAGTAATAAGCTTAGCACCAAAACGCCGCAAACGCAAATCCCCAGATAAACGAGCTAAACTTACTAGCATTAGGTCACTCCCGGTGGATTGCACGGGTGAATTGATGGCTTGACGGAAGGCATTTTCTTGGACCCAAAAGTCAGGACTGTAGACCTTGGGTAGATGACGCACCCGTCCAAATGCATTGACCACACAGCCATGATTTATGGCGAATCGTCGCTGTTCACGGTACCACTCTGGCAATCGGTTGAAGGTCCGGAAGTACTCCCTGCGGAATTCTTCTGCCTCTGTGGGAGAAATGATAAGGCCATAATTCTCTTGTAGGTAGTTGGCAAAGTGCTTAGATTGCATACCATAGAGGAATCCGAAATTCACGCCCTTTGCTAAGGTCCGCTGAGTTTTGGTCACTTCCTTCTCACCAGTTAGGCGTTGAGCTATGTAGGTGTGGATGTCCACACCCTCTTGGAATAGCCTCTGCATGGTGGGCTCATTGGCCAGGACAGTTGCGACCCTTAGCTCCAGCTGGGAGTAATCAGCCTCGATCCAGAGGTCTGTAGGATCACCGAAAAGATTCCGTATCTGGGGATCCCGGGGAATCTGCTGAGCATTAATCCCAGGATTGTCCGGAGCAGGGCTAGCGCTGCTGAGCCTACCTGTGATAGTCCCTGTCAGGCGGAAGCTCGTAGGGATGCGTCCATCTACAGAACGGTCCCGTAGAGGGACTATGAATCCAGTATGCAACTTATGTAGCGTGCTGCGATCCCGGAGGAGCTTAGCCGCCGGATGTGTGAGCTTTGCCAAGGCAGACTGCGACAGGGACGGACTCCCCTCTGGCCAATGCTTGCTAGACTTCCCCCGGGATACTATAGGAGCCCCCATATGGTCAAATAGCCACCATCGGGTCCAGTTGGTATTGCCCCACTTGGGGGTAGATTTTTGCAGGTAGTCAGGCCACTGCTCCCTGGGAGGGATGGAGGCATCTAGTGTGTGGTCTATGGCTTGGAGTTGCTCCGTGATCTCTGCTGAGACCACACCCAGTCGGTCCATCCGTATGGGTAGACGGTTATCCTCCATCTGGGTGAGCGGTCGGATCGCTGGGATCATGATATTGGTCATGACCCATTCAGCATTAGCACCAGGTGGCTGGTGACGTCTTAACTGACGCTGCTGATAGCGCATCAGCTCTCTGGTGACGTAGACGTCCTTAGCTACGTACTGACATAATGCGTCATTGACCCTAGTAAGATGGCTAATCTCTCCCAGAGTCCAGTCACTATACCCCAGGAGCCTCATCCCTAGATTCTTCAGGCCGACCTTAGCGTTCTCGTCCAGTAGGTGAGCCATAAGCATAGTATCCCACGTGCAATCCACGGTAGCTCCATAATGACGTAGCCACCGTAGGTCAAAATGCGCATTGTGGAACACTCCTCGGGAGAGACGGAGCTTTGCGATGTCTGCATCAGTCTTAGGGATCCAGACTATTACCTGCTTGCTCCGTAGGGGGGCGAATCCGATGCAGAGAATCCGCCCCTTCCCTATGGTGAGGGATGTAGTCTCGATATCACAGATTATTGGGTCCTTCCTGCCTGCTAAGTAGGCAGTGAGCCTTTCTGCATCCTGCGTTATTGAGACCTTCATCCTCATAGTCCTTTCTGTGCGGTCTTACCGAGTGCGACGGATCCGGCGCCGACGTTGCGTAGACTTTGTACCCTGCTCAGCAGCGGGAGGGGTGGCGGGTGCCTCCAGCTCATCCTCCGTGAGGGAGAGGACTGTCTGCTCTGGTAGTGCTTCTGGAGAATCTTGGACCTGCACAATATCAAGACCCTCAGATACCACATCTGTTACATCTTCATCTTCAAAGTCTTCTAGCTGAGGCTGAGGTGCCTTAGGGTCCTTCTTAGAAGGCTTCTTGGTCGTCTTCTTGGAGGACTTCTTAGTAGCTGGTTTAGCATCCTTCTTAGCCACCGGACGGACTAGCTCCCAGCCAGAGGGGAGATCAGGAGCATTGGTGATGGCTCGCTCAACCAGGTCATCAAAGATGTCCTCGTCGATGTATTCGATGAATGCTTGCCATGCAATCGCTCGCATAGCCTTATAGCGAGCTTTCTGTACATCAATACCTAGGGCTTCAACCATCCGGTTGATACCAGCATCCACGATGTCCTTGTCAGTATGAGTAGATTCTGCCTTCTGGGCTTTGGATACCATAGTGGTACACCTTTCTGTGTGAGTGTGAGTGCCTTGTGCTCCTCACTGAAAACGATTATAGCACACATCCACTTGGAACGCAAATGCTAAGTAAGAAGGTAGTTTCTGGGCTTAATACGAGCGATAGTTTTTTCCAGGTGAGTGTGGTCTTCTTCTAGGGTAATCCACACGTCCATGTCAACAGACCCTCGACCACAGAGGAACCACACCTTCGGCTTCTGGGGGGACAATTTGATACGGTCAGAAGCTTGCTTATACGTCACGTAGTTGAAGTCAGAAGAATACCAAATCAAGTTGCTAGCTGCTGAAATGTCCACGGCCATGCTTACCGTCCTGGGCTGGACTATCAGCACATGAACGGTGCCCTGTTGGAATTCCTGGAGTACTTCATTCTTCTGCTTGGTAGATCCTTGGATCACCCTATAGGATAGCCTCAGGTGACGGTCCATATACTTGGTGAGTAGGCGAATCTCCTCCAGGTGAGTACAGCAGATGATGGTCTTACCCAGTCCTTTCTTACAGAACAGCCATTGCAGCACTTGGAGACGACGATTGAGCGCAGGATGATATGTGACGGGGATTCCTTTATCGTCCTTAGCCCACCCAGCTACCAGTGTACGCATCCTGAGGAGTCGTGTCATTGGATATAGACCAAGAATCATATGACCACACAGCTGCACTACCCCATTCCGCTCCATAGTCCGGAGCTTAGACCGCACCTCCTCTGGGAGGGGATAGTCCACCCGGATGGTGCGCAAGTGGTGCTTTGGACCAATCATAGTTACCACATCTGGCTGGATGTAGGCGTGCATCTCATACTGACGGATAGGACGCACTAGCTCTGGATATCCTCGGTATGTAGTCCACTCGCCAAAGTACTCCCGGAAGTCCCTAGCAGTACGCCACTTCTCCCTGATCTGGGGATTCAGGAATGTCCACTGACCATAGATTGCATCTACCTGACCAGGATTTGTCACCGGAGTGCCTGTGACGATGAGTCGGTATTTCCATTGCTCGGCTAGAGGACGGATGTGACGTCCACGGATGGAAGAAGGAGATTTAATCATATGGGACTCATCCAGGAGCATAGCTCCTTGCCCATGTGCCCATTTGCTAAGAGCCCGGAGATATGGACTTAGCCTCTTGAACGGCACCTTGTCAAACTGCTCATAATTGACAAAGAGTAAGGTCATATGATGGAACTCCCGCACCGAGGGATAATCATTCCCCGCAGTGAGTGGGTAGAATTGGTACGGTGTGGTAAACCACTTAGAAGCCTCCGTCCTCCAGACTTGCTCTGCAATCTTTGGACCTACGATCACTACGACTTTAGGCTTTAGATGCTCTAACCATCGCAGACATACAGCGGTCTTACCGGAGCGAGGCTCTGCCCATAGGGCTGCATAGGTCCTACCAGGCTCACAGAGTTTAGCCAGAGCAGCTTGCTGAGAGCCTCGCAGTGCTAGGAAGGAGGAAGACGGAGATTTCATGCTAGTGGTCCTATCGCTTAGTAGGCTTAATACAGTGGAAGATTACGCTGTGCTTCTGATGCTGGAGCTTAGGATTCTCTACGATCTTCTGATGCTGAGACTCTATCAGCTCTGCCATATCCTGCACAGCTTCTACATCTACATCTAGAGGATCGTGGGGGTGCTCCACCGTCTTAGGATTCAGCATCACCGCTAGCGCCATGGCATAGCCATAGGCTACACCCTCACTGAATGCGACTTCCTGATCATCCTCAGAGAGAGAGTCATCATGAGCATCCAGATACAGATCATGATACAGATTGAGCAGCTTATGACGCATATTCCCACCGACCTGCTCACTAGCTCGCAGGATGGCATTGAATCGCAGGTCTGGCTCTGACACATGCTCATACTGAGAGGTCAGCAGATAGTCAGCGATTTGATCGCTAGACTCACATCCCTCATCAAGAGCCTCATCAATAGCATCGATGAGAATTTGCCGAGCAGCATCCACTCCAGCCAGATTGTCACGAGTGTTGTCTACCACACTGTAGAGCACACCTCGCAGGCCATACTGGGCATAAGGATTAGACTGATGAGTCATGGCTAATTCCCCTCCTTATATGTGGGATCGATCAAGCGTCGGACATTTTCATAATGCTTGGAGAAGTAATCATTCACGAGGTCATCTCCGGTGAGTCCAGCAGCGAGGTACAAATCCAGTACAAAGTGGACTACATCGGCTAGCTCCTCCCGATAGGCCTCTACGTCACGGATGCCATGCCCTTCTTTCCAAGGCTTCCAGTGGACCTCGTGGAGGAGTTCATGCAACTCGTCAGTAGCGCACAGCACCGTCTGGCGAATATACTCCGATACAGCCTCCGCATCCGTAAGATCTGGCAGACGTCCCCAAGCCTGCTCCAAAGCCTTCTGCATAGAGAGGAGCTTATCAATTGGGGAGGAATCCGGAACTATTCGGTGGGAAGCATGCTCGTAGGTAGAATCAAGAATTTCCTTGGAGACTACCATGGGAAATCCTTCTTGACTCACGACAATGTACATTCCAGGATACGCTTGTAGCAAAATGCCCATGCAATTCACCAGGACGCAATCATCGTCCATGTACCAGGAGAAATCCCGGGTAGCACCAGGGACTGGATCCCCCAGCAACACCTTTAAGTCTTCTACCATATTATTTAGGGCATTGACCTCACTCTCCTCTTCTGGATGCAGAATGCACGCTGGTACCCGGACCACACGGAATAGTGAGCCCCCACTTCGGGATCGCATATGAATAGCCATTAGAGCTCCTCGCTTTCAGTAGGTTGGTTGTATGAGCGGAGCACATCCTTGTAGTGTCCGCATAGAGTTTGAAGGGCTGAGTGGAGAGCAGGCCACTCGTCCTGGAGACGGGACTTCTGTGCTTGCATCAGGCGCTTAGCATTCGGTGACGGGTATGTGTATACCCGGTAGAGGCGGTCCAGGGCGAGGTCTAGCTGTCCCTCAGGAGAGTCTACACAGACCTCCTGGTAGAAGTCATGCATACCCCACTGTTGGAGTCGCCTACACATCTGGCTGGAGGAAACCACATCGTGCTCAATGATAGTACGGAAGTCCCGCTCCCGGATCCAGTACTCACACCGTCCACGGATGCCTACAGAGACATGCATGACCTCGGACTGGTCCTTCCGCATGAGCAGGACAGTCTTGTGACTCTTCTCTCCGACCACACGGAAGCTGCTAATCCAGTCGCATCCCTGAGCTACACGAGCCAGACTTAGGGAGCTGCTGAGGTCGAATCGCTCGCTTACTCGTCGGGGAGTCTCTTCAGACTGTCGCCGGGTAGATTTTACGCTAGACACGACTGTGATTCTCCTCATGCTGATGGATTGCCATATCGGTGAGGCGGTCCACCTGGTCCCAATCCACATAGTGAGGATTAGTAGGGTCCTCCACCTGGATAGGATTATACATGATGGTCATAGCCTCCATAAATCCGCGAGCCTCTGCTAGTGCCACCTGCTCGGATTCAGCAGTATCACTCTCCAGGACGATTCCGATCAGATCCTCATAGGAATTATGCAGCTTAAATGTGGTATTAGACCCTACCACACTCCCTGCCTTCAGGATGGCATTGAAGCGCTCCGCACGATCCTTCACCATAGGGAATGTGGAGGTGACCAGCTCCTGAGCAATCTGCTCTCCCGTAGTGAGGCCCTGGTCTAGCAGCTCCTGGATGGCTGTGGCGATTACTTGCTTGGTCGTAGCTCCGGGGGGGAATACATCCTCCCTGGCCTGATACACAGTGAACAGGATCCCTCGCCCTCCGTATACCGGAGGTGTGTGGTCATGATTATTAGTCATCAGAGGCCTTCTTTCCCTCCAGAATGGATTCATACATGCCAACCAGCTCATCCACCTTCTGGAGGTATTCCAACAGAGTGGCTGAATTACGCACCGAGCGCTTCCAGTCACGGGGGATCACTCCCCTGGTATATGAGCTCAGCACCTTGTAGTCATGGTCATCGTCTACATCTACCTCCACCATAGTGATGGACTTGAAGATCTGTACATCTGAGTCCAGACCATTCATGCGTAGCAGCATCTCACTGATGACTTGATATCCGTAGTTCACAACTACGAGGTCCCCTGGAGCGTAAAGCTCATCCTGGATTTTTCCAGCTCGGGAGGGCTTATGCGTCATAATCACCAGGTGGGCCTCTGGCGCCGGGAAGACTCGTCGCACACGGTCATCATTCCACTCATAGCTCGGCATGCTCAGCCGGTAGACCAGATGAGTGAGCCAATCAATCCGGTCAAAGCAATAGATCTGATCTGGCTTTTCCTGAAGAGAGCCAACCACATCGTGGTAGTCGTGGACCGTCATATTGTAGATAGGTGTCCCAGCGGTAGATAGCTCACGAGCCACCGTAGACTTACCGACCTTATCCGGTCCTTCGAATGCAATAATCATAATATCATCCTTTCTGAGCTAGAAAAGCTCATCCATGGGGGTAGTGAAGGGTGTGGTTCCTGAATCTTTATACCATTGATTCCAGCGAATCCCTATTCGCATCACTCCTCCCAGCTTATTCTTATATGACGCCTTGAGATACTGACGTACGCTAGGATAATGCACCAAGGCATTGTCCATATCAATCTGCCGACCTTGTGCCGTCATCGGGTCCAGAGGTACCTGGGAGGGCAAAGCCCCATCTTGGTCATACGCTACAGCAGTGAGTGTGAACCATCCTAGGCGACGCTGGAGGCACTCCAGGCTCATAGCCAGATCTTCCCCATGGAAGTGGAAAGCCTCTGGCAGACCACTGACCGGATAGCGATCTACGTCAATGAATAGCACACACGAGGGAAATTGACCTCCATTGACCTTAGCTCCTACCCTGGTGTCCACGTCACCACTAAATAGTGCATTGCGAGCAGCCCCATAAACCACCCCAGGGTCTCCACTGAGCAGGGAGCTAGCCATGGTGCAGGCTACGCCTAGGGTGCGGAGGGTGGACTCGGGCTCGGAGATGCTAGAGACCTTGCTGGAGTATCGGCGGGTGTGTGGGGGCTTGCCCTCCCGTGGGATGCGCTGGAGCAGTGATAAATGACGAATATCATCATCCATCATCACAATCCGGTGATGTCCAGCCTGTCGGGCGTGATTGATAGCAGCAAAGCGTGCTACGCCTAGGCCTTCGCTAGGGGGAGGGGACATAGCAGCCCATGGATATGCCTTATGGTAGGCATCCTGCTCCTCCGGGAGAACAATAAGGCGTATCCGTCGCTGGACGCTACGCGGAGCCTGATTCAGCATCTGGAGCAAGGGAGCCTTCCCCGCACGACCACACGTAGGGATGTATAATGGCCACAACCATGATGTGTGTGCCCTGTAGAAATAGGGGATGTGATGATTTACGAATTCATCCATGTTACTTACCGTCCTTCCAGATCTTACGCATATCTGCTTCCATGATGCTGTGGGCTTCGCTCTCTAGCATTTCCAGATGACGCGGATACACATGCAGATTCGCCACTTGGAATACAACCTCACCAGGCCTGACCTCGGGATAAACTGCACTTAAGTCCTTGACCATAAGGTAGCGCAGATAGTCCCACATGCTGTAGTCAGCACGGTAGCCCCATACAGCGTCCATGCTACGCATCTGGGCTAGGATGTGGAGGCGGTTATCTGCATCAACCATGAAGTTCAATGCATTTGTGCAGATGAAGTCATTCTTCCCACCCTCAGTGGCCATTGCGTGGATGTCCCGGTCTGACATGATGACCACACTGTGGCGGGTGTGGAGTCCCTCGTTGAAGAATGCGTCTAGGGCATGATCGTACAGAGAGCGATTATCACCAGAAGCTGACTGATTGAAGAGAATGTGTCCGTATGCGCTGTTGACGTTCCCTTCTGGGTCTGCGCACGCCTGGAATGCCTGAGGAACAGGAGGAGTCATGTCATGCAAGCTATTTGAGCCTGAGAGGAACCATTCCAGCTCCCGACGGACCCAATCTTCATTCCTCCTGCCAATCATGGACTTGCGGTCTGCAATCCAGCTAGCTCCATATACGGCCTTATTTCCCGTCCGGGGGTCAACTGGGGCTTTATACAGCTCCAGCACCATTTGATCACACCTCATATTGGTGACAATAGGGATCATGGTATCATCCTTTCTGCGGGAGGTCCCGCGGTAGTGCTGCTAGGTGCCATTATGCACCACATGGTGTGGTATGGCAAATGCTAAGGTAAACGCCACATTCTGGAGTACCACACGTGTGCATGCTAGCTGCATGTAGCGTGCTACATGGCCAGAATGTGCCACTAGCATATTCGGTAGCATGCTAGCGATAGCTTTAAAGACTTCTACTAATCAAACTATTATTGACGTCACACAGCACCCATAAGCCCTCTTACCTCCTTAGCCCCTTCCCCCTAAAGGGGAAAGGGGGCTAAGAGGAGGTAAGGGCTTTTATGGGTGCTGATGGTGACAGGGAAGTAAAATCACACAACATCCACTCATCCCCCGGATGAGGTGGATGATCTGTGTGAGTGTAGCTGTGTGTGGGCTCCCCCTCGGAGGGGAGGTGTGTGG